ACTATGGCAAGTTTCAAGAACAAGACTTTATTGAAGAGTGTGTTCGTTGCAAGAACGATAAGACTTCTTGGATTGTTGCAGGCTTTGTTACTTTAGATAATTTTGACGTTGATTGGAAGTATTGGAAGTACATTGGTTCTCCTCCTGGCATTTTTTGATTTAATAATAAGAAAAGGAAATTTCTAAGCTACTATGTTTGATCCGTACCAGCAATTTGTACATAAAAGTAGATATGCACGTTATCTACCTGAGAAGAAAAGAAGAGAGCATTGGCCTGAGACTGTTGCTCGGTACTTTAATTTCATAGAAAAACATCTAAAAGAGCAATATAACTTTGACTTAAGTCCTTATCGCGGCGAACTTGAATCGGCAGTTTCAAATCTTGAAGTTATGCCATCGATGCGAGCGATGATGTCTGCTGGCAAGGCACTTGAGAAGGATTCGACAGCAGGCTTCAATTGCAGTTATATTGCAGTAGATGATATCAAAGCGTTTGATGAAACAATGCTCATCCTTATGCAGGGGTGCGGCGTTGGGTTTTCAGTTGCGCGACAGTATGTAAATCAGTTGCCCGAAATTCCAGACAAGATGTTTTATTCTGATGTTGTTATTACGGTAAAGGATAGCAAAGAAGGTTGGGCAAAAGCGTTGCGCATGCTGATTTCGCTGCTATACAGCGGTGAAATCCCTAGCTGGGACCTTAGTAAGCTTCGTCCTGCTGGCGCACGTTTAAAGACATTTGGAGGCCGATCATCAGGCCCGGGTCCGCTCGATGATTTGTTTAAGTTTGTGGTTTCGGTGTTTAAGAATGCTGCTGGACGAAAGCTTACTTCCATTGAAGCACACGATATAATGACGAAAATCGCCTCTGTTATTGTCGCTGGGGGCGTTCGCAGAAGTGCAATGATATCGTTGTCGAATTTATCAGACGATCGTATGCGCTATGCAAAGAGTGGGCAATGGTGGGAGCAGCACGTTCACCGCGCACTAGCAAACAACTCGGCTGTCTATAACGAACGCCCAGACGCAGGCATCTTTATGGAAGAGTGGCTGTCTCTGTACCAATCTAAGTCGGGAGAGCGCGGTATATTTAGCCGCGAAGCAGCAAGGAAGCACATAGGATTATTGGGCAGACGGGATCCAGAACACGACTTCGGTTGTAATCCTTGTTGTATCTCTGGAGACACTCTTGTTGATGTTAAAATAGATGATTGTGCGCATCGAATGACAATCAAAGATTTTGCTGAATATGTAACAGAGCATTCACAATCAAAGTTTGAAATTAAAGCGTGGAATTTTGATAATAATTGCATAGAGTATAACTTGATATCGTTTGCAGGCCTCACTAGACCCAACGCCAAACTTCTAAAGATTACAGATACAAAAACTGGAAAGTCTATTAAAGTAACGCCAGATCACAGAGTTTGGACAGAAAACAGAGGTTGGGTTGAAGCAAGAGATCTTCAACCCAACGATGAATTAAAAAGCATCTAATAGCATCAATCTNNAGCAGAGCAAGGATTAGTAACTGTTGAATATCGTAGATAGATTTAAAGAAAAAAATAACTTATCTGAAGAACAAGTTATAAAACTATTAAAGAATAGGCCTGTCGAATTTTTAGTTTGTAAGTGCGGAGATGTAAAGAGAACATTCTATGCAAGCGGAAAATATTTGGCTGCATATAAATGTTGCGGACGTTCTCAATGCGAATCTAATTATGGAATAAAAAGACCAGAACACGCAAAATTAATGAAAGAATACGCAAAAGCGGGTAAAAATTCCGGAAATTTTCAAAAAGGCTATGTAAACAACTATATTAACTCTATTGAATGGAAGCGCAAAGTTTTACAAAATAAGAATTTACCAGCTGGTAATACAAAAGAAGAAACTAGTAAGTTGTATAGTAGCTTTCGTGCTGAAGTTGTTAAATCTAGAAGATATAGGGAAAACGAAATATATAAGTTTTATGCAAAACATTCTCCGGTAGAAAATATAACTACATACTATATTCGTTCATTGTCAGATCCGGAATTTGATAAGCTATTCAAAAATTATAAATCGTTGCACCATGAGATTTTCTGTAAAGATGTATGCGGTGCAAGACAGTTTAAGAGAACGTTACTAACTGACTTAAAACACAACTTAAAACATATCACATCTGTCTATACTAGATCATCTTATGAAACAAATTATGTAAAGTACTTTGAAAGAAATTGCATTGGATGGCTGTACGAACCGATTAATTTCAAATTAGATGACTGTAAGTATAGACCAGATTTCTTCATTATTCATAATAACAAGAAATATTTTATCGAAGTTAAGGGATTTCTGCTTAATGAGGATGAATACATACAAAAGAAGTTACTTCCGCTGGCAAAAAAACTACGCCATAAAGATGCTCGGCTAATTTTTAGCTATGCTCCAAAATTGCCAAAAAATTTACAACAATTTTTAGAAGAGAATGAAGTTAGAATTTAATGTTGATTATAGAAGAAGTAGAACAAGAAGATACGTTTGACGTAACAAATCCAGAAAACCATAATTTCTTTGCCAACGATGTTTTAGTACACAACAGTGAAATTTTTCTTCGATCTGGACAGTTTTGTAATCTGAGCGAGGTTGTGGTAAGAGAAGATGACACTGCAGAAACACTTCCACGAAAAGTTCGTATTGCAACAATTTTGGGCACTATTCAGAGCACACTTACAAATTTTCCATATCTTAGAAAAATATGGAAAAAGAATACCGAAGAAGAAAGACTTTTGGGTGTTTCGTTAACAGGCATTCTTGATAATAAGATGCTTAGCGATTATAAGAGTAAGAAGCTTCCTGCTCTTTTAGAAGATTTGAAGAAATATGCTATTGATGTGAATAAGGAATTTGCAGAAAAGATTGGAATAAATCCTTCAGTGGCAATTACAGCAGTAAAACCCAGTGGCACGGTATCAAGTCTAGTTGATTCGGCATCTGGTATTCACGCTCGCCATGCTCGCTATTATTATCGCCGCGTGCGAAATTCAGTTGCGGATCCAATTACACAGTTTATGAAGGATGCAGGCATTCCTTGGGAACCTGACGTTACCAATCCGACTGGCACAGTAGTTTTTACATTTCCCAAAAAGACTCCCGACAGTGCAATTCTTAGAGATGATTTAACTGCAATTGAACATCTTGAATTGTGGCTTATATATCAGAGACATTGGACTGAACATAAACCTTCCATTACTGTTTCTGTAAAAGAACACGAATGGCCGTCAGTAGGTGCATGGGTTTGGGAGCATTTTGATGAAATGACTGGCGTTTCGTTTCTTCCGTACGATGGCGGCACGTATAGACAAGCTCCTTACGAAGAAGTTACTGAGCAACAGTACAAAGAACTTTTGGCAAAGATGCCAAAGTCTCTCGACTGGGAAAAACTAGTAGAAGAGGATGACGAAACAGAAGGAGCACAGACTCTGGCATGTGTTGCCGGCGGTTGTGAGCTATAACAAAAACAGCAAGAATCTGTTTTGTTTCTGCGCTTTTATTGCGTAGACTAGGACACAATAAATAGCACACTGAAAGGTGTGCTATGACTTGGTATTATAAAGACAAAGAATTTACAGAAGAAGATATTAATAATTGTATTGGTTTCGTCTATTTAATTACAAATCTCCTTACGAACAAGAAATACATTGGTAAGAAACTTTTTACGTTTTCTTATAAGAAAACTGCAAAGGGCAAGCGTCCGAAGAAAGTCCGTAAAGAAAGCGATTGGAAGAATTACTTTGGATCGAGCATTGTACTTCAGAATGAAGTGAAAGAATTAGGTTCTAAAAACTTTAAGAGGGAAATACTACACCTGTGCAAGACAAAAGGAGAGTGCAATTACCTAGAATTAAAAGAGCAAATTGTAAGAGACGTTCTTCTGCGTGAAGATTATTATAATGAGTTTGTAGGAGCCAAAATTCACGGCTCGCATGTCAAAGGGTTGAAAATAGTATGAAGATTAGAACTAGTTCTAGTAGCTTAGTTGGCAGCGGCCTTGCTGCAATGACTATGTTGACACTTGTATTTGGCTCAATTGCAGCATGGGTCACTCATGTTATTTGGGCAGTCAGAACACTTATGAGTGATGCAGGAGCGACAGCAGGGCAGATTGTTCTCGCTGCTCTAGGAACGTTTGTTCCGCCTGTTGGTACTATTCATGGGTTGGTTCTGTGGTTCAGTTAAATTCTGAATTCAACTGGTTCTATTATGGCACATATCGACTATTTGGATGGGTTTGGGTTGTAGTAGAACATCACAAACATGGTAAGCGAATCTCCAGAGTACATAGACCGTTTCGAAAGCGAGTGTATGCCAAAGGATACTGGATACATGGCACAAGGAAAGTGCGACTTAGACCAAACGGAAGAACAGATCGCGAAGGATACAGTTATATGCCGTATGTCGTGGATTCTTACTTCGTTCACTTCTGAGAAGCTTGCTCTTATAGAATCGATTGTTAATGCCTGTGATAAGCGCAAAGACAACGATTTTTACGACATACTCAATCAAGCAATAGAATTTGTGGAAAGCAACATACGAAAGAGTCGTCATAGGTCTGATCAATTTTTAACAGAAACACTTAATAGACATACGAAGTTGAAAGATTAGCAGGCTTAGTTTAAAGGCAAAACACTTGGCTTCCATCCATGAGTTACTGGTTCGAGTCCGGTAGTCTGCTCCACAGCATGAAAGGATATCATTTTGAGTCATCCTAGAAAGAATAGACCCCGCGCAGGTCGTAGAAAGATTGGAAAGAAAAAAAGAATGCGACGCAGGAACAGGCGAGGCTAATAGTGCGACTTTTTAAGCGTTATGGCCTAATTTATAGACTTGCATGGCCAGCTTATGAATGCGAGTACTGTGTAGGACAAGATTACTGGCAGGGTTGTTATTGCGCTTATTATGGTTGTGAGGCTCCCTGTCAGGGTCCCAATAAATGGCGACACTTACTTAGAAAAATTTGCCCCGAATAATATGAAGAAGTAATGAGAAAGAATAGCGACGTAGTTTCGTTTCCAAAAGATTACACATACGCTCTTTTTATTGTGCACAATAAAAGCTTCGCAAAATATGTGTTAGCATGTTCAAAAGACCATGCACGAGAGAAAGCAAAAATAAGAAGAGGTCGTGTCTACTTAGTCCAATCGTCGGATATTTTAAAAGAAAACGGACATAAAAAGACGCATGCATTTTACAAGTATTTTGGTAATGAATGGGTTGTGAAACACAACAATATATTTTTTAAACAACAAGAAACACAAGGGAGTTACATCCGTTATGTCGATTGAGATTAAAGAAGATTACATTAGGTTTCTCGACAACCTCGAATCTTGGGGTGTTCAGAATCTTGGTAGTGATACAGTAATGCCATATCTGCGACAACAGTTTCCTTTTCTTACAGTGAACGAAGCAGTAGAAGTAATTTCATATTGGCAAAAAACAAAGAATCAACTGCTAAACGAAAATGCAGATTGAGCTTTACACTAAGGACGCGTGCCCCGCCTGCACGCGTGCAAAAAAGGCGCTTGCTAAGTACAAACTTGCATATAAAAATGTCGTCATTGGCGTTGATATAAATCGCGAGCAAGTGCTTGAAAAATATCCAGAAGCTCGGATGGTTCCCTTAGTGGTAATAGACGGAAGCTGGATAGGTGGGTACGAAGAACTTGCAAAATGGATACGTGAAAGGTTTGAAAATGAACACAATTGATTTGCCTAAATTCACCTAAGACGAACTCAAGAGCAAACTTGCAGAAGGCAAGTGGGAAGTGACTTTTATAAAGAAGGACGGTACTTCGCGTACAATTATCTGCACTCGAGACACCAATCTTATTCCTAAAGAGCTTAGAGACACGTTAGCAGAGGGCTACAAAGCAAAGCGTAAAGAAACTGCCGCTATTCCTGTTTGGGAATTGAACCTTGCAGAGTGGAGATCTTTCACTAGCGAACAGGTGACTGATATTAGGTTTTGTAAATGATAGAAACACTATTCTTTATTGTCTTTGTGATTGTAGTGTTCTGGATTCTTAGTGAAGGAGGGGTGTTTTAATGGAGATTATCGGCGGAGAAATTCGCACAAACGAACTAAGTGATAAAGCAGCAGGCGGATCCGAACTGCTAGCACGACGCATTGCAGCAGATTTAGACAAAGATTTACTTAAAGAATACCAGATTATAATATCTCGCGTGAGAGAACTTGATTCGACAAAGATTAGGCTTCTCTTATTACAGGATTTGCCAGAGGACCCCGAATCGAAACATCTGGCAAACGAAGGATGGCGAAAGTTTCATCGTATTGTATTTGTAAGCCATTGGCAGCGGGAACAATACGTTCGTGCGTACGGCATTCCTTATTCAAAGACGATTGTTATTCACAATGCAATTGTTCCGTTCACTAACGACGAAGACCTAGACAAAAAGAAAAAGTCTGATAGAATCAATGTAATCTATCATACGACGCCGCACCGAGGACTTGAAATTCTCGTCCCTGTTTTTGCAAAACTTGCGGAAACTCATAATGATATTCATTTAGACGTTTTTTCATCGTTCGATATCTATGGATGGCCCGATCGCAACAAACCTTACGAACCTCTCTTTGAACAAATTAAAAACCATCCGAATATGACCTATCATGGGTATAAAACAAATGAGGTAGTTCGCGCCGCCTTAGAAAGAGCCCATGTATTTGCTTATCCATCTATATGGCGCGAGACTAGCTGCATGTCTTTAATGGAAGCAATGAGTGCAAAGTGCTATTGTGTACATAGTGACCTTGCAGCGTTAGCCGAAACATCTGCAAACTGGTCCTATCAGTATAATTACAATGAGAACGTTAATGCACATGCTTCGACTTTCTATAATGTTTTAGATATTGTCTTGCAAATTGTACGCGAGAAGGATAAATCGTCGTTAATCAAACTCAACGGCCAGAAGTCTTATGCCGATCTCTTCTATAACTGGACACTCAGAATTCCACAGTGGAATGCTATACTTTCTTCGTTGATAAACGAGCCTCGCGAAATTGATGTGCCCAAGAAGATGTTCAATTATAGAGTAGTGTAATGGCAAGTGTTGCACGCAGGGCGTCTGCAATAACTAGTACCGCTGTAATAATGGGTGAAGATCCTGCAAAGTCTCCAGAAAGTTTTGTAGGGTCGTCTATAAACGTCGGCATTGCAATTAATTGGTACAGGTATTTCTATGAACATGATGAAGTTCGCAATTACTTATCTGTTTGGGTGAAAGAGAATTTAGCTGATAGTTACAGTAAATATAAGCGTATTCCCTCGAGTTGCTTTTTATTTGGCGACTGTATTATTGCTCGACTTCTTAATGTTGGGTGCACATTAGAAGATGAACTGTATGAAAGATTTTTGCAAAGAGTTCAAACCACAATTGACAATTACGTATCTCCTAGGAAGCAATCTACATTAGAAACAATAAAGAAACCTGAGAAACGAGAAAATATTCTCATTGCAGAGCTTGAGACTCTGTTAGATAAATTCTATGTTGATTACAAATTCTTTAATCCTCAAGTTTATGAACTGCTTAAACAACACGACGCAAAGCAA